AGGAAAATCAAAAGGTTTTAGTGCGTATTCAAGGGTATGTCCATCAAATGTTAAGAGACAACCTGTTATTTTAACGGATGAAGAAAAGGAAAAAATAGATAGGTTGCATCCGGGATCTTATAGTAATGCTTTAAAATATGGATCAACTCCTGAAAAACAATATTGGTATATTTGTCCACGTTATTGGTGTTTAACCGGAAATTATAGCTTAACGGAAGAAGAGGTAAAAGCAGGCGTTTGTGGTGGAGAAAAGGCTATAATACCACCATCTGCTTCGGTTGTTCCAAAGGGCGGACAAATTTATGAATTTACATCAAGTTTTCATAAAAAATCGGACGGCAAATATATTCCCCACGGTCCGGGTTTTACAAAAGGGAACAAAATTCATAAAGATTTATGTGTTCCATGTTGTTTTAAAAATTGGAATAGTAAAAAACAACAAGAAAGAAGAAAAGATTGTCAAGAAAAAAGAATTTCAAAAAAAGAAGTTGCGGTGGATGATTATATAAAAGGTAGTGAAAAATTTCCGTTGGAGAGCGGGAGATGGGGGCATTTGCCGCTAAATATTCAAAGATTTTTACAAACAGACAATAAAAAATGTTATATTTCGGGAAGTAAAGAACTCAAAGAAGATCACATATGTTTCTTAAGACAAGGCATTGAATTTAATTTAAAACAATCTTTTATTGCAGCTATAGCGGATGTATATTCAAAAATGGCGGGTGTAGGAAGGGGTGGAAATTTTTTAATCGGTCATATGAAAGAAATAATTATAGATTCTTTAACAGATAAAAATTTCATGACATTTAAAAGAGGAACATTGGTAACTCTTTTTGGGAAAAAAATTACAAAAAAGGAAAATTTTTATGAAAAGGTCTCTTCTGCTAGAGAAAATTTTTCAAATTTTTTAAGAGATGATAATATTGAAATTGATTATGAATATCTTTGGGATATTCTTTCATTCCCAAATGAAAAATTATTTCAAAATGGAATAAATATTGTTATTTTTAATATACCCGAAGATGATATCACAGATAATATAGAAATAATTTGTTCAACAGATACAATTTTTAATATAAAAAAACCAACTATTTTTTTAATGAAAAAAGAAAATTTTTATGAACCAATTTATGGTTATACTTCCATTGGTATAAATATTAAAATTACCCCATCTTTTTTATATAATGGAATTGAGATACCTCCCAATATTAAAAAAATTTTATATTATTTAAATCGTGATGTTTTTACAAAATGTTCCCCATTGCCAAGTATGCCCAAAATATATAAGTTTCAAGAAAATATTGAATTAAATGAATTAATAAAAAAAACAAAAGAAATTAATTATAAAATATCAAAACAGATAATTAATTATAATACAAAGGTTATTGGATTATTATTTCATAATGGATTTATACCATGTAAACCATCAGCAATAAATCAGAAATATGAATATACTTTTATAGATAATGTTGAATGGAATGATTATAATGCAACCTTAAAATTTTTAAGAGATACATTTGTCCTAAGTAAAAATGAAATACCATGCAATCCAAAAATAAAGGTTTTAGAGGATGGTCTTGTTGTTGGAATTATAACAATGACAAATCAATTTATTCCCTTATCAAAACCTCATGAAAATTTGGAGGATGGCTTGCATTCTATAAAGGGATACAATTATTTATTAGAGGATATGGTTTTAAACGAAAGGGTAGATGAAGATAGAATTCGTATTTCTAAAATGATAAATTTAGAAACACAATTTTATAATGTTTTTCGTAATACAGTAAGAATATTATTACAGGAATATAGAAATAAAAAATATAGAAATGAAATGGAAGATATTATCAAAAAACCATATGTTTTATATAAAGATAAATTAGATTTAATTATTAATCTTCTCAAGCAGGTTTTAAAAGATCATATAAAATTCATAACATTGAGTCCGCAAATTCTTCAAAATATCAATATATTATCAAATTGTTTAAAATCGTGCGATAAATCATATTGTTTAAGTGAGGATGGAAATTGTAAATTATTAATTCCTGACAAACATTTAATCAGTGATCATGATAATGAAGAAATTTATTTTGGTAGAATGGCTGACGAATTAATAAGATTTGGTCGTATTCGTTTATTTATTTTCAAACCACAAAATTTTATTAGTTTCCAAAAAGTAAATTATAATCTTCATTCAAAAGAAATAATTTTATTAGAACATTTATTAGATGAAGATTATTGGAAAGATCTTGTTAAAACATATAATAATCCCTATTTAAAGAATGAAAAAACTTATTATGATGTTCAACCATCAAAAAGTCAAACATATAGTTCTTTAGTTAAGAAGGAAAAAAAACTGGTAGATAATTGTATCTCTGTTCAAAGGATAAAGGGAAAGAATTGGAGAAAAATTTTTGAAAAGAATTTTCAATCAATATTTTTTGAAGCCAATTCAATTTGTTCATGGAAATTTTTAGCTTATATTTTACAGCAATTTTTACAAAAGGATATAGAACTTATTGAAATAAAACAACTTTTGTTAGATGAATATAAAACCATAAATCAATGGGAAAAAGTTTATCGTATACTTGAAATACAAGGTAAAAAAAGTATTGTTGTTCAAACAAAAAAGGTTTCATTTGAACACATAATTATGTCGGAAGATTATTATATTACAAATTTGGATTTATTTTTAATGGTTAATAAATATAAAATCCCAACCGTTTTTATATCGGGAACGACATTAAAAGAAACAGGAGCAACTAATCCACAAAATATAATATCTTTTTTATATGATTCTCCAAAATGTTGTATTATAAGAACCCCCGGCTTAAAGAGAGGTATTGCCGGAAAATATTCTGTTGTTATTAAAAAAAATAAAATTTTTTTGCCAATACAAGATTTTCCACAAAAATTAATAGATTTGATAGAAGGTTCTAAAATTAATCTTTCATTTAATGATTATTATAATCGTGTTGCTTCGCAAAAATACGAATTGGTTAAAAAAAAAATAACGTTATAATATTTTAGAATATCTTTTCTAAAGTATTATAATTTGTGTGGCCAGCAGGTTGTATGTGTAGCTGAACGCCAAATTACAAAACGAATATGATCTTTACTATCGGTTCTCATTGTTGGTCCAATATTTTTTACGGGAACTTTTGATTTATCATTGGCATCTGTTCTTGAAAAAAGACGTTTAACAATATGTCTTTTACGGGCTCTCATGCTTGAACGAATAGAGGTCGGTCCAACTTTTTCTCTACAAAATTTTGCTTCTTGTGAAGGTCCACAGGGCATTATATATAGAATATATATTTTTTTATGTTAAAAATTTTTTAAAAAAATGTTTTCCTTTTTATATGATAAATATTTTGGATGGAGAATTGCAAAATATTATTGATAATGTAAAAAAAGTTGGTAGTAATAGTACAGATATACATAGTTCTAATCTTCATTTATCAATATCAATTGATAATAATAAATTTTTGAGTGCTAACTCTTTAAATGCTAAAAAAAATGAAAAAAAAGTAATTCCCAAAAGAAATTTTTTTTTTAATACAAGAATTAATAAAAAACAAAAGGCTGTGGCTGTACCAAAAATTGAAATTCTTAAAGAAAATGATAATCTTAAATATATCATTGTTACCAAAAAGGGAGAAATTGTAGCTATTCATAAGAATAAGGATGACAACATTAATGCAAAAAATGAGCAAAATAAGACAGATTTTATTTTTTTGCAAAATAGATTTAACAGTATGGATAATGAACCGCGAAATTTTCTTTCTTATTTATCTTCCTCTATTGGTAAATGGAGTGATAAAGAAAGAACCATTTTTTTCTCTCTTATATCTTCTCTGTGTGAAAATCCAAAAAGAACACAAAATTTTTTTCATACAATAAATAAACATTATTGCCCGTCTTGTTATAAAATATGTGTTAAAAGACACAAATGTATTCATTTTGATTGTTTGGGAATGTGTTCGGAATGTATTCGGAACGTTTTAACATTGGATAAATGCCCATCCTGTAAAAAACCACAAATAATACAATGTCCAATATGTTTAGACAAATGGAGTGTACGAAGTTGTGAAATTTTGAATTGTGGACACGGAATATGTTATAAATGTTTAAACAGTAGTTGGACACAAATGGGAAAGGGTATTACACAATGTCCAACATGTCGTTCTAAACAATAGTACAATTTGGGCATATTCTTAATATGGTAGGGCGCGGTGAGATGTCAGGTGATATAATTGGTGATGGTATAATAAGAGGTGTAGGATTTTTTTTATCAACGGTTGTCCAAATTTCCCAATGAGCTCCCCAATCATCATATGGATAAATACAATGACCATTGTCCCCCCATTTTTCACCCCATGTATTTCTAATAATAAAACCATTTTTATTATAACCTACAATAGTCATAGCATGTCCACCCAATGATGAACAATCACTAAAAGGAGGATTCCACATATCTTCTTTTGTAGTATATGTTGGAAAAGCAATCATACACGGTCCGTTTTCCAATAATGAATGTTTTGTGTCGTCAATTGTAAAAATTTGGGCATATCCTTTAATACAATTTTTAGTTGCTTCTTTTTTGATTTCTTCTCCTATTTCTTTTGCATATTCAATAAGTCCATAAGGATACATTTTTTCGGGACACACACCTATCTTACTTAAAATTTTCATAATATTCCGACATGTCATTCCATAATCTTCAGATATATCTTCACCATCCTGAATTTCATTGTTCCAATATGGACGATTATTATATATAAATTGTGGAGACATATATTCATCAAACCCTCTTTCCATTCTTTCTTGATATTCCTTCATACATGCGGCAACCTGTGCTGCACAAGTTCCTTGTGGTCCTTGTTCGCGAACCGGCATTAATTTATTTCTTAGATCAAAAGTTTCCGGTAATTGTTTAGAGGTTTTTATGAATTTCCAATCGCGCAAATCTTTTGGTGATTTATACAATGAAAACATATATTATTTATAAATAATATATTTTTTACAAAAAAAAACATTTATTCATTTACAAACACCCTTGCGTATTACTATGTTTGCCGATCTACAAAAGCATTAATTTTGTTGCTAGCATTCTCACCACGGACATTATTACTTGTAACATTTGAACCAATCATGAAATTGGCTTCTCCCTGAGCAGATTCTATACCCCCAACTTCAACTTCTTCACCATTTGAATCCCTTTCTGTATCTATTTTGAAGTTACCCTTTTTCAATTTTAATTGGATGTCGGACTGAAGTCCCTTCACTGCTAGGTCGCCAACGAGCTCGCCATTCGTTTCCCCTTCAAGGGCACCTTTATTCCTTGATGTCATTTCAATATCACCCCCCGTCGTTATGTTAAACACAGAATTTGCATCAAATTCTACATCAGCAATAGATGATACCTTATATCCACCACTAGTATTTATATTGACTCTTGCACCAATTTGTGTGGAAGAAATTAAATTGTTTGAATTATTATTATTTAAAGTATTATCAAATTCTAGCAAACCATTTTTTCCATGATATTGAAAACCACCCTTGCTGTTTTCCAAATTCATATCGCTACCATGATTTGATAAATCAGTATCGGCCAATAAGGCGGGTGTTGTAGGCGCAGAATTAAATTTCGTTTTTTCAGAACTTGATAACGCAGTTTTTTCTGCGGCAGCTTTCTCGGCGGCAGCTTTCTCGGCGGCAGCTTTCTCGGCGGCAGCTTTTTCTGCGGCAGCTTTTTCTGCGGCAGCTTTTTCTGCGACAGCTTTTTCTGCGGCAGCTTTTTCTGCGACAGCTTTTTCTGCGGCAGCTTTTTCTGCGACAGCTTTTTCTGCGGCAGCTTTTTCTGCGGCAGCTTTTTCTGCGGCAGCTTTTTCTGCGGCAGCCTTTTCTGCGGCAGCTTTTTCTGCGGCAGCTTTTTCAGAACTTGATAACGCAGTTTTTTTTTCATGGACCTTAGATTTATGTAAAATATTTTTTTTTCCTAAATTTTCTTTCATATATTCTAATAAACCCTGAGGTGAAAAATCATTTAAACCTGTATTAAATTCATTTACATCAATTACATCATCGCCATAAATTTCTAATAATAACAATATTATTACCAAGGTAGTCATTTTTATTAAAAAATCATCATATTCTAATGCTTTTTTTATAATAAATTTTATGGTATATAATTCTTGCATATATATATAATATCACACAAAAATTTTTTACTAATTTTTTAAACACTAATAAAAAAATGAATATAATATATATGATATTTTATTCAAAAAAATATGGTTTTACACCATTAATATTCTTATTAAAAGGTAGAAATTTTTATAAAGAACGGCGAAAATGGGTTCTTACATATATAAACCAAAAGGAATATTAGATTTATTGGTATTTTTAATAAGTTTATCAATATCATCTTTCTTAACGGTAAAGGGAAATTCCACATTCAAAACCTTTTCTTTTTTAAATAAGAGAGAATCGGGTTTCATTAATCGGTGTAAATTAAGTTTGGTATAAATAATTTCCAAACATCTTTTCAAATTTCTCACCCCCTTTTCATCTGCTGTATAATGATCAATGATATGTTCAAGAGATTTATCAGGAATAATAATTTCTCCTTTTTCAAAATTCACATTCTTTTCAATTTTATTTATCAAATAATCTCTTGCAATAATTACCTTTTGCTTTTTATCATACCCCTTGGTTTCAATTCTATACATTCTGTCTTTTAAAATTGGATTTACTTTTTTTTCATCGTTGTAACTAAAAATAAATAACGCTTTACTTAAATTAAAATCAATATTAGAGAAATATTTATCATGAAATTTATCGTTCTGTGTTGTATCTGTAAGATGTGTTAAGATTCCTGTAATTTCTTCACCTTTAGGTGTTTCAGATATTTTATCCAATTCGTCAAAATAAATAATGGGATTCATACATTTGGAATTAATTAATATATCTACAATTTTCCCCCAAACCGAACCTTCGTAAGTATATGAATGTCCTTCTAAAAAACTAGAATCTGTAGCGCCACCTAATGCCAAGAAAGCAAAAGGTCTTTCTAATATTTTGCTAACACCTTCTTTAATAAGGGTGGTTTTTCCTGTTCCCGGTGGACCTTTAAGAGCAATTGCGGTTCCAACCGAAGAAGGATTAGAAATAAGTTGTCCCATAACCTGTAATATTTGCATTTTTGCATCTTCCATACCGTAAACAGCATTATCCAATACATTTTTGGCATTTTCCATAAATTGATTGCATTTTTCTTTCCCCGATTTAATTGTTAATGGTAAATTATTATATTTTGCAAATGGAATTTGCATAAAGGTATCAACCCATAATTTAAGTTTATAATATTCACCCGAGCCCGGATCCATATAGGTAAGAGAATTAAGTTTTCTTAACGCAGACGATTTATATTGTACGGGAATATCCGACTCAATAATAGATAATCTGTAGGGTTTATCGGTTTTGGAATAATCTTGTATTTCTTTTAATTTTTTTAATATTTTTTCTTGTTTATCAAATGGTAAACCCTTAAAGAAATTAAAATCATTTTGAATATTTTTTTCTTTAAGTAATTTTTTAAAATCCTTTAGATTTTCATTTTTCAAATCTTTTTCACTTATTTTTTTTTCTGAATCTCTTTTTTTTTGCAATGATGTTGCCATTTGATTAAATTTTTCCAACAAAGCTTTATTTCCACCTTTTTTTTTCTCTTTAATTAATAATTTTACCTCGTTTAATGTTGTTTCTGCTTCATCAGTTGTATTTTTAATATATTTAGGTTTAATTTTATCCCAATTACCTTCATCTTTTAATTTAACTTTATAAGTTCCATTTTTATTAACCTTAACAATTGTTCCTTTCCACCATTCTTCCCAATCGGGCAATTTAACCTGAACAATATCCCCTCTTTTCCATTTATTTTTTTCGTCACCTTCTTCACTTTCTTCACTTTCTTCATCCTCGGCATCATATTCGCTTTCACTAGCGGATTCATCATCCACGGTTTGTCCACCAATAGTAAAAATTATATTAACTTTTCCCTCATTTTTTAACATTAATTCGTCATCAAAAATATCTTCTTCTTCATCATAGGATTCTTCATCGGATTCTTCTTTATCAGAAATATTTTTCTTCTTTTTTTTTCTCTTTTTTTTAACTGCTTCATCGGATTCTTCTTTATTTTTCTTTTTTTTCTTCTTTATTTTTTTAACTTTTTCTTTCATATATTTTGAAGGAAATATTTTACTAATAAATTTTTTATATTCATCCCTATCAAAATTCCCTTCATCCCCACTTTCTTCACTAGAAATATTTTCTTCTGGTTCATAATCACTGTCAGAATCATCAGAATTATTATTTAATTTATAATTTTTCTTTTTTCTTTTTCGTAAATTATATTTAATCTTTTTAGGAATTTTCTCGTCCATTACTTTAGTTATATATTTTATATTTATTATGATTTCAATTAATTTATAAAAAATTGAAACAATCTAAATATTATATTTATAATATAGATATATGACGAGCGTTAAAAATCCTTCAAAAATAATCGGAATTCAATTTAGTATTTTATCGCCCGAAGAAATAAGAAAGGGGTCGGTTACCGAAATAACAACTCGTGATACTTATATAAATAATAAACCTGTTATAAATGGTTTATTTGATCCACGTATGGGTGTTTTAGATCCAGGACTTATTTGTCCTACGGATGGTTTAGATTATATGAAAACCCCCGGATATTTTGGACATATAGAATTGGGTAAACCGGTATTTTATATTCAGTTTTTGAATACTGTAATAAAAATTCTTCGTTGCATTTGCATTAAATGTAGTAAACTTAGAATCTGCAAAGAAAAATATAGTTATTTATTAAAAAAAAAATATAAAAACCGATGGGATATGATATTTAAATTGGCTAGCAAAGTATGTCGTTGTGGAGAAGATACCGATTGTGGTTGTGGAACAAAACAACCAAATAAAATATATAAGGAGGGATTAGCAACTATTTGGGCCGAATGGGCTAATTTGGAAGGTGTTTTGGATGATGAAGGCAATAAAAAGGAAAAATTAACGATGAAACTTACCCCTGAGATAGTAATGAAAATTTTCCGTCGTATTTCTGATGAGGATGTTTCATTCATGGGCTTTAGTCCAATATGGTCGCGTCCGGAATGGATGATTTGTCAGGTTTTGGCTGTTCCTCCACCGGCTGTTCGTCCTTCAGTAAAACATGATGCTCAACAAAGAAGTGAGGATGATATTTCTCATATTATTGTGAATATAATAAAATCAAATAAAACTTTGCAGGAAAAAATAGAACAAAATGCCGCTGAAAAAATAATAGAAGATTGGACGACCGTATTGCAATATTACGTTGCAACAATGATAGATAACAAAATTCCGGGTTGTGCTCCTGTTGCACAGCGTTCGGGGCGAGCTTTAAAATCCATTAAGGAAAGATTGGTGGGTAAGGGGGGGCGGGTTCGTGGAAATTTGATGGGTAAGAGGGTTGATTTTTCAGCTCGTAGTGTAATTACACCGGATCCCCTTTTGAGTATAAGAGAATTGGGAGTTCCTTTAAAAATTGCAAAAAATATAACTTATCCTGTTACCGTAAATGAAAGAAATAATGCATTTCTTACAAAGTTAGTAAGAAATGGTCCTGATAAATGGCCAGGTGCAAAAATTTTACAAAGAAAGGCAGGTGAAAATATTTCTCTTCGTTTTGTGGATAGACAATCGGTTGAATTATACAACGGTGACATTGTTCATAGGCATATGATGAATGGAGATCCTGTGCTTTTTAATAGGCAACCTACATTACATAGAATGAGTATGATGGCACATTATACAAAAGTAATGATAAAAGGGGATACCTTTAGAATGAATGTTGCTGATACAAAGCCATATAATGCCGATTTTGATGGTGATGAAATGAATATGCATATGCCACAAAGTGATGAAGCGCGGGTTGAATTAATGGGATTGGCAGAAGTTGCCCGTCAGATTGTTTCTCCTGCGAATAATTCCTCTATAATAGGTATTTTTCAGGATTCATTATTGGGTGCAAATAGATTTTCAAGAAAAGGTATAAAATTTTCAAAGAGAGAAGCTATGAATTTATTAATGGGTGTTGAAAAAATTAATCCTAAGCTTTTCAAAAAAAAAAATATAACTAATTTTGAGATATTATCGCAAATTCTACCACCATTTTCCGTAAAATTTAAAAATAAATCGTATGATGATAAAGAAAATAAAAAAACAACAAATAATATTATTGAAATAAAAAATGGCAAATATATTCGTGGACAAATGGATAAATCTACATTTGGAGGGTCCAATGGGTTAATTCAAAATATATTTAATGATTTTGGATTTTTAAATTCATCTGAATTTATAGATAATATTCAAAATATAATAAACGAATATATGAAAACCTCCGCATATTCTGTTGGTATAAGTGATTTAATTGCAAATAATAAAACAAATGCTGCAATTATAAATGCAATCTTACGAAAGAAAAAAGAAGTTCAAAAACTTATCAATCAAACACATATTGGAATTTTTGAAAATAATACAGGAAAAACAAATCGTGATGAATTTGAAACAAAGGTTAATTCTGTTTTAAATAAAGCACAGGAAGAAGCAGGGAAAATTGGAAGAAAAAGTTTATCTAAAGATAATCGTTTTGTTACTATGGTTAATGCGGGTTCAAAAGGAAATAATATTAATATAGCACAAATGATTTCGTGTTTGGGACAACAAAATGTAGATGGAAAAAGAATTCCATATGGATTTGACGATCGTACTCTACCGCATTTTGATAAATTTGATGATTCTCCTGAAGCTCGTGGGTTTGTTGGAAGTTCTTTTATTCAAGGGTTAACGCCTGTTGAATTATATTTTCATGCCATGGGTGGGCGCGTTGGTCTTATTGATACCGCGGTAAAAACAAGCCAAACGGGTTATATTCAAAGGCGTTTGGTAAAGGGACTTGAGGATCTTCAGGTACGATATGATATGAGTGTTAGAAATAATAAAAATAAAATAATACAATTTAAATATGGGAATGACGCCATGGATACAATGAAGGTTGAAAATCAAATTCTTCCAATTACAAGGATGAGCATTGAAGAAATTTACGCCCATTATCAAATGTCAACAGACAATTTTGAAGAAGAAAAATATACTGTTAATTTCACAAAAAAAGCTCAACAACAAATAAGAAAAGAAAAAGATCAATTGATTGAAAAAACTGAATTTTATATAAATTATATGTTAAAAATGAGAAAATTAATAATGAAAAATATTTTTAAAGACGAAGATGACATTCGTGTTCATCTTCCGGTTAACTTTTCTAGAATAATAAATAATACCAAAAATCAATTTAACATACAAAGTGATTCATTGGTTAATATTACACCATTAGAATTATACCAAAAAATAGAAAATCTTTTGGAAAAATTAAATAAATATACTTATTCTAAGCCGAGTGAATTATTTAAAGTTATGTTGTTATATTATCTCTCGCCAAAGGAAATTCTTATGGTTCGGAGATTTAACCAAAAGGCTGTATCATTTATTTTAGAAATGATTATAACTACTTATAAAAAATCATTGGTTCATCCCGGTGAAATGGTCGGAATTGTTGCTGCTCAAAGTATTGGGGAACCTACAACGCAATTGACTTTAAATACTTTTCACTTTGCAGGTGTTTCAAGTAAGAGTAATGTTACGCGCGGAGTTCCAAGAATTGAAGAGATTCTGTCCTTATCTGAAAATCCAAAAGCTCCTTCATTAACTGTTTATTTAAAGAAAAATGAAGAAACCGATAAACAAAGGGCTAGAGAACTAATGCATTCTCTTGAATATACGGTGTTGCGCGATTTAACACATAGTATTGCTATTTATTTTGATCCTGATGATATGAATACATTAATAACAAAGGATCAAATTTTAATGGAAGAATATAAAGAATTTTCCAAAACAATAGAAGAATGTTCGGGAACCGGTGAAAAAACATCGGGGAAAAAGAAATCAAAATGGATTCTTAGATTGGAATTAAATAGAGAATCTATGTTAGATAAAAATATAACTATGGAGGATATATATTTTGCCTTAAAAAATACCTATAAAAAAAATTTGTCTTGTATATATTCTGATATGAATTCTGATAAACTTATTATGCGTATTCGTTTAGACAAATCATTAACAACTAAAAAAATTAAAATTTTAGATCAGGGTGATGAAATTTACCAATTAAAAAATATACAAGAAAATATTCTTAATAATACCATTTTAAGGGGAATAAAGGGTATTAAAAAGGTAATAATTAGAAAGGTTCCCAATCGTGTTGTTTATAAAAATGGAAATTATATATCAGAACCCGGTTGGATCCTTGATACCATTGGAACAAATCTTTTGGGCGTTTTAGGATTGGATAATATTGACATCACTAGAACATTTAGTAATAATATTAAAGAAATATATCGGACATTTGGTGTTGAGGCGGCTAGAACTTCAATATTTAATGAATTAACTGAAGTATTGGAATTTGATGGAACATATATTAATTATCATCATATTGGACTTTTATGTGATAGAATGACCAGTGGTAAAAAATTATGTTCTATATTTAGACATGGTATTAATAATGATGATATTGGTCCTATAGCCAAAGCAAGTTTTGAAGAAACTCCTGAAATGTTTTTAAGAGCAGCAAAACATGCAGAATTAGATGAAATGCGGGGAATTTCTGCAAATATAATGTGTGGTCAAAAGGGATATTATGGAACTTCATCCTTTGAAATTTTATTAAATATGAATAAAATTTATGAATTATCTGAAAACAAATCAACAAAAACTTCAGAAAAGATTGAATTAAAAATTGATAATCCAAATGATTATTGTTCTGCCCAAAATTTATCCATAAATAATACTACCGAAAATATAAAAGAAACAGATATGGGTGCGGTTGATGATGAATATGACCCCGGCTTCTAATACACAATGGTTGGTTGAAATTTTAATATAAAAAGATTTATTATAAATTTATAATGAAAACAAATTTATTTTTTTATATACTCAAAAAAATAAATAATTATGAAAAATTAAATAGTTATCTTGATGTTTTTAAAATTATTCCAAGATCAAAATTTGAAATATTGCAATTTTATATTATTAAAGGACTTCTTACCCATGAACAAAAGGAACATATCTGGGATCTTTTTAATAAAGCACAAAAAATATATCTTGGTTTTCAACAATTTGCCTTTTTATATAAATTTAAAAAGTCTTCATTTTTTGAAATGGAAAAGGATCTTTTATATAATTCTTTGGAAAAATATCCCGAAAATCAAAAAATTACAATTTTACACAAAAATAAAAAATATATTTTTCGTTTAACAGATTTAATGAAATGTTGGAAAAAAGCATTAACTCATAGTAATGAATTATTTCCTGAAATTTTAGATTTAAAAAATCCATATACTAATATTCCTTTTTTAAAACATAATTTATATAATATTTTTTTTAAAATATATTTTTCAAATTTTAAAATACCCTTTTTAATTCAAGAATTTTTTAATCTTAATTTTAATAAACGGAATTTTTCAACAAAATTTTCTATAATATTAAAAGATATTGCTATCATAAATTGTGTTGATGCTGCTGATATAGAAGAATTACGAGAAGATGTTCAAAGTATGTTTGAAAAATATTATCGGGGGGAAGAGCAATTAGATTTTTATTTAGATGAAAAAAGAACTAGAGAATTATTAAAAATTTTAAAAAATTATATTTATTTGTATTACATAGTACTATATACAAGAAATATAGAATTTAAAAAAATGTGTGAAAAAACTTTAAATAGGGAATTGAATTGTTTTATAAAGTATAATACAAGTTTTTTTAGAATATTTTTTGATGGAAATATTAGAAATGTTTCATACGGAAAAATTTTCAAAAATATTTTATTTAAAATTTTTGTTAGATAAAAAATATATTTATATATTATAATGCTTACAAGATTGAAAAGAAGAAGAAGAGCTTTAACATTATCTTTAGGAGGGAAAAGAATTGGATTTTCTTTACAAAAAAAAAATGACACAAAAAATGACACACAAAATGATATAATTAATCCTCAAATGCGAGGCGATAAAGGTCCGCCGGGCGATAAAGGTCCGCCGGGTGATAAAGGTCCGCCGGGTATCGAAGGTCGTGGAATAAAAGGTCCTAATGGTTTGGAAGGACCACGAGGTTTAAGGGGACCCCGCGGCGAAAAGGGTCCTGACGGTGAACAAGGCCCGCGTGGTGAACAAGGACCACGTGGTGAACAAGGACCTGAAGGGTGGAAAGGATGGAATGGTGATAAGGGTGCGCCCGGCGAGAAAGGAGCCGATGGTGAACAAGGACCACGTGGTGAACAAGGACCACGTGGTGAACAAGGACCTGAAGGGTGGAAAGGATGGAATGGTGATAAGGGTGCGCCCGGCGAGAAAGGAGCCGATGGTAAACAAGGACCTGACGGTAAACAAGGACCTGACGGTAAACAAGGACCTGATGGTGAGAGGGGTGCGCCCGGCGAGAAAGGGGCCGATGGTAAACAAGGACCTGATGGTGAAAGGGGTGCGCCCGGCCAGAAAGGACCTGACGGTAAACAAGGACCTGATGGTGAGAGGGGTGCGCCCGGCCAGAAAGGGGCCGATGGTAAACAAGGACCTGATGGTGAAAGGGGTGCGCCCGGCGAAAAAGGTGCCGATGGTAAACAAGGACCTGACGGTAAACAAGGACCTGACGGTAAACAAGGACCTGATGGTGAAAGGGGTGCGCCCGGCGA